GAGCGGAGGCGGGGATGAACGAGTTTCCTGACGCCGCCACCGATCCGTATGAGGTAGACACCCCATGAACACCCAACCGCCACCAATTCCAACCGACGAACGCCACACCGTCGACGCCGTGCGGGAAGACCTTGAAACGCGCAAACAGATGGGCATAAAGAAGTACGGCGTAGCGCTGCAGCCGTCGAACGGACGCGACTCATTGCAGGATGCCTACGAAGAGGCGCTGGATCTGTGCGTGTATTTGAAGAACGAGATCCTGCGGCGTGAGGTTGACTTGCGTATTTCCAAGGCGGTGGAGAAGTCCAAAATGTCGCGTGGTGCTTGCTTGTGCTGCGATAATCCAAGGTAAATGGCAAGACCTAAACGAGAGCCAGTTCCCGTATTCGTCGACGAAGACGCGAAGGCGCGTGAGGACATAGCCGAGTTCCATCGGATGCGCGAGTTGATGGGCGGGAAGTTTACTGACGTAGAGATCCGTCAGAAGATTGAAGCCATGCCGCCAGAGACGCGGCAAAAGGTCGCGCAGATGGTGTCCACGCTGACGAAGCGGTTTGGTGTAGCGAAGGCGAGGCTGGATTTTGCGGAGTTTGCGAAGCGGATTGATCCGGATCGGTTGCCGGGGCGGCATTTCAGTATTCTGGAGAACGCTTTCCATCGGATCGCTGAGGGGGAAGCAGTCAGGCTGATTATCAATATCGCCCCTCGTCGCGGAAAGTCAGAGTATTCGTCGTACCTGTTTCCGGCTTGGTTCATCGGCAGGTTCCCTAAAAAGAAGCTGATGTGCATCACGAACGTAAAAACGCTCGCCGCTGACTTTGGTGCCAAGATCAGGAACTTGCTGGACACGCCGGAGTACCAGGAAGTATTTCCAAGCGTGAGGCTGTCGAAAGATGCGTCGGCGAAGGACAAGTGGCGCACGAACTACAAGGGCGAGTATTTCGCAGGTGGCGTAGGGTCGACCGTATATGGTCGCGGCGCTGACCTTCTTGTTTTGGACGACGTCCACTCGGAGCGCGAGAGTACGGACGGGAAGATGGAACCGCCGTCAAAAGAGGACTACGACATGGCCTGGAACTGGTATCAATCGATACTAAGTCGGTTGCATCCAGGCGGGTCTATCCTTGTCGTTATGCAGCGGTGGTCGCGGCACGATCTGACAGGTCGGCTTATCGACGCAGCGAAGCGTAATCCGAACGGGCAGCAGTGGGAGGTTATCACCTTGCCAGCGTTGGAAGAAGTACAGAACGCTGAGGGTGATTCAGAGTGGCAGTCTACGTGGCCTGAGTTCTGGCCGACGCCCGCAGTGCTTCAACTCCGCGAAACGATGATGTCGGAACCGGGCGGCGCATGGCGCTGGAACTCGATGTACCAGCAGGATCCGAGTGCTGATGTCGTGTCGATGATGAAGCGGGAGTATTGGAAGCGCTGGGAGGACGGCAAGCGCGCCCCCGTATGCGAGTTCGTCATCCAATCCTGGGACATGGCGGCGACGAAGAATGACAAGTCGAACTACTCGGCCTGCACGACTTGGGGCGTATTCCGCACTTCGGCGAAGGAAGACAAGGGCGTATACAATATCATCCTGATCGACGCTGAGCGTGGGAAGTGGGACTTCCCGGACTTGAAGAAAGCTGTCGTTCGCAAGTATCGATCGGTGGTGAAGGACGGTCATCCTGACTGCCTGCTTGTGGAAAACAAGAGTGCGGGTATCCAGTTGATCCAGGAGTTGCGTGAGACTGGCGTGCCGGTGACAGCGTACAAGCCAGCCGGGAACCAGTACATGGCGTCGAACGACAAGATATCCCGCGTAAACCGGATTCTGGAGATGTTTACCTCCGGCCTTGTGTGGGCACCGAAGCGGGCATGGGCGGAAGAAGTGATCGAGGAATGCGCCGAGTTCCCTAACGGGCAGTACGACGATTACGTGGATACCGTGTCGCAAGCGCTGGCTAAATTCCGCGAGGGTGGGTTCATCCGGTTTGAGACGGATGAGGAAGAGACGGAAGAGGAAAGTGTGGGCGTGGCATCGTACTATAATTTGGGGTGAAAAATGAGCAAGTGCTACTACTGCGAAAATCATGGAACATGGCAGTGTGACAGCTTCGGGAATGGTGAGTTTTGCAATCGAGTTTGCTGCACTGAGCACTCGGTACCAGAAGAAAATGGTGGAGATAGGGCCGACTGGGCGCTGTGCATGGACCATGCAAAACAATGTGGGAGATGGGATTTCGACGCTGGCATCTGTCCAAGTACATAAGGAGCGATTATTTTTCGCGACCGTGGTATAAATAGACTAAATGTTCGACCGCGTTAACCCGATCGAAGACGAACCGATACTCTCCGTTGAAGTTGAGACGGTGGAGGAGCCTGTCTTTGAGGGAGAACTGCAGGAGTTTGAGGACGGATCGTATGGGTACGAGGAAGAACCGCCGCCGATTCCTGTAGCGTTTGACGCGAATCTGGCGTTGACGCTAGAAGAGTCTGAACTGCGGAAGATCGGCAGTCAGCTTTGGTCGGAGATCGACGCCGACAAGATGTCGCGTAGTGACTGGGAGGACGCCTATCGCAAGGGCCTCAATCTGCTGGGAATGAAGACGGAAGAGGTTTCAACCCCATGGCCCGGTGCCTGCGGGTTGTTCTCTACGCTGATTCCGGAAGCGGTTGTTCGATTCCAGTCGAACGCGATCATGGAGATTTTCCCACCGTCTGGTCCTGCTAAGGCGAACATCATCGGCGAAATCACCGAGGATCGCGAGAAGCAGGCGCAGCGGGTAGTTGCTGAGTTCAACTACCAACTTACGGAGAAGCTGGAAGACTACCGGCCTGAGACAGAGAAGTTGCTGTTTGGTCTTGCGACCTGCGGTTCAGCGTTCCGGAAGCTGTATCCGGATCCGATTACTGGAGAACCAGCGGCCCGTTATATCCCTGCTGAGAAGTTCATCGTCCCCTACGGTGCGGTATCGTTGCGCAAGTCGCCGCGCTACACCGAAGTGTTCACGATATCCAAGAACGAACTGCATCGGTTGCAGGTGAGCGGGTTCTACAGTGATGCGCCGGTCGATGAAGCGATGCCAGTCACGTCGTCTCTCCAGGAGAAGAAGGATGAGATCAACCGGGAAGACCCGCCGCCGACGCTTGACGGTGAGATCGAACTCTTTGAATGCCATGCGGACATCGATATTGGCGAAGATCCTGATGGCATCGCGCTGCCGTATATCATTACGCTTGACCAGAGCGGAACGGTTATTGGACTGTATCGTAACTGGCACGAGGATGACCCGTTCAAACGGAAGATCCTTTGGTATGTCGACTACTCCTACGTTCCTGGCCTTGGCTTCTACGGATACGGCTTACTTCACCTGATTGGCGCGTCGGCAAAAGCGGCGACGATGATCCTGCGCCAGCTTATCGACGCTGGTACCCTGGCTAATCTGCCTGGTGGTTTGAAAGCAAAGGGCCTGCGGATGAAGGGCGACTCGTCGCCTATCCGTCCTGGCGAGTGGCGTGAAGCCGACGTGAGTGGCATGAAGCTATCCGAGTCTTTCATGCCGTTGCCGTATAAAGACCCGTCGACAGTGCTGCTTGCGTTGCTGCAGAACGTGGTCGAAGAGGGACAGAAGCTAGGCTCGATTGCCGATGTTGAGATCGGCGACGTATCCGCGCAGGCCCCGGTAGGTACGACGCTCGCGATCATGGATCGGGCGATGAAGGTGATGAGCGCCGTCCAGGCCCGCCTCCACAACTCGATGAAACTCGAGTTTCGGATCCTTGGTCGCCTCATCCGTGACTCGAAGAAGGACAGCTACGACTACGATGTAGACGGTCCTCGCGAGATCAAGCGGTCTGACTTCGACGACCGCATCGACATCCTGCCGGTCAGCGATCCGAACGCGGCGACCCTCCCGCAGCGGGTGACGCAGTACCAGTCAGCAATCCAGATGTCGGCGACCGCGCCGCAGATTTATAACCTGCCTCTGTTGCATCGGAAGATGTTGGAAGTGCTGGGTATCCGCGATGCTGAGCGTATTGTTCCGGACAAGGAATCCATTCCGCCTCTCGATCAGGTGACCGAGAATCAGATGATTACGAATATGCAGCCGGTGAAGGTATACGAGTGGCAACCTCACGAGCAGCATATGGCGATTCTGGAAGCGTACATTAAAGACCCAGCGACTGCCGCCGCGCTTGGGCAGAACCCGAACGCGAATGCGATCTTCGCCGCCGCTCAAGCGCATTACGCGGAGCATTATGGGTTCAAGTATCGGATCGATATGGCGCGAGAGCTTGGCGTTCCGTTGCCGACGATGGACGATCACATGCCGCCTGAGATCGAGCAGAACATCGCACCTGCTATCGCTGAGGCAGCGCGTCGTTTGGCTGGCAAGCATCAAGCTGAGGCTGCGGCAAAAGAAGCCGAGGCCAAGGCGCAGGATCCAGTGATCCAGATGCAGCAGGCTGAGTTGCAGATCAAGGCTGAGACGGTCAAGCAGAAGCCGCAGATCGAGCAGATGAAGATCCAGGCTGGACTCCAGAAGGTTGCGGCGCAACAGCAAACTGAGATGGAGAGGATCAAGTCGAACGAGCGGCTTGCCTCTGAATCTGCGATCGACAAGAACGAACAATTTTTGGCTGAGTTGAAGCTGCAGCACCAAGAGTTCATGCTCAACCAGCAGTGTGCCATGGCGGAGATCGCCGAGAAGATGGCACGTATAGAGGAGATGCAACGTGGCAACTCTGCGAACCAGATACCATAGCGCTATCTCCGAAAAGATCGCGGCGCAGTCGGACATGCTGTCCGATGATCGGTGTGCAAACATCGAGCAATATCGCCGCGCATGTGGGATCATCTACGGTCTGAAGATGGCCCTCGAAGAGTTCGACGAAGTTATGTCGAAAATCCCAGACAATGAAGAAGTGGAGGACACTGCATGAGTACAGTGTTAGAACCCATCCGCACAGTATCGGGTGTGGCGATCGAAGACTTACCGCAGCCGCGTGGCCCGTACATGCTGGTGAAGATGCGGAAGTTGAGCGAAAAGGTGAGCAAAGAGAGCCTTCTCTATGTTCCCGAGAGCCGTATTGCCGACGAGCAGCACGCCTGCCCGCTGGCTGAGGTCATCCTGCTTGGGCCTGAGTGTTTCAACAACCCACCCGAGAACTTCCCTGCCGGTGCGCGGTGCAAGGAAGGCGATATCATTATCATGGCTCCCTACGCCGGTCAGCGAATGCTGGTCGGTAGTGAGATTGAAGCCGATGAGTATCGCCTGGTTGCCGACGCCTGCGTCACCGCCGTGGTCCCTGCCCCTGAACTGGTGCGGAGGAACATGTAATGGAAGATGAAATCCTCGTAGAAGGCGACGAACAAGAACTGCCAATCGAAGTCGAAGTCGAACCGGAAGTAGTATCGGATC